CTCCTGAACGAACGTGCCCAAACCGGAAATCGCACCCTGAACGGGTTCCGGAAGGCTGGAGAAAGCTTCACGGAACTCATCGACCGTCACCTTGCCGTCTTCCATCAAATCCAAGAGGTCAAGCAGAGAGGCGAGGATCGACGGCCCCGACATTGCCAACAGCGCATCCGCCACGGCAGAGATAGCCGGCTCGAGGAACTCAAGAATCGGACCGAGGTCTTCGAGCAGTGGGATCAGCTTCTCGGCGGCGAACTCCGCAAACTTCGTAGCAGCCGGAAGGAGCGCCTCACCAATCGCTGCGGCCGCGTTCTCGAACCGCGCCTGGTTGACGCGACTAGCGTTCGCCAACTCGCCAGACGTGTTCGCAAAGTCGCCCTGAACCTTCGCCGTCTGCTCCATGATGGCCGCATACCGAGCCTGGACCTTCTGCTGCTCAGTCAGCTCCGAACCGACCTCAGCGATACCCTTCCGGTACGCAGTAGAGGCGACCGTAGCCGCCGACACGTCGATGCCATACCGACGCAGAGGCTCCGACTCGCCCGCAAGACCCGACTGGAACAGGGTCGACGCCTCAGCCACATCCAGGTTCATCACCGACGCGAAGTCAGCCGCACGGACCGTCAACTCATCCAGAACATCCGCGACACCACGGGAGTCGCCCGCAACGGTAGTGGCGAAGTTGGAGAACCTGACCGCGAGCGAGTTGAAGTCGGTCTGGTTGAGTCCGATGCGGGTTGCGGCGGTCTCGCCGAGGCGTGCAACTTCGTCCGCGGCATCACCAAAGGTCACCCGGACCGCGTTCGCGGACTCGTTCAGATCCGATGCCTTGTCGATCGCATTTCCGAAGAAGTCAGCGACACCCAACGCGGCCAAACCCGCGGCAATGGCCGGGACGGCCCTCCCAAGGCCCCCCGCAACACCAGTGCCCATAGCCGCGCCCTGAGCCGCACCAGCCTGAGTGAACGCACCGCCAACAGCGGCACCACCCAGACCGGTGCGAACCGCAGCAGCAGTACCGGCCATCGAGGGCAGTAGCGAGAAGTAAGCTGTGGCGATTTCGACAGCCATCGACTACCTCCCTATGGTGCGACCGTTCCTATAGAGGAGGAAGTCGCGAATGTCTTCGACGGGAGCGGCCCGACCGAACGTCTTCTGATCGGCACGCTTCGACCACGGCCACTGATTCGTCTTCGGCTTCGGCGACGACGGGTTGCGGCCCCGCTGCCAAGCCGCGATGTTCCCCTGATCGACCAGAAGGCCGAGCATCTGCACTTCCGGGGCGTAATAGGTGCCATGCATTGCCTGCCACGTCGCAGACGCGCGCGGCAACACCTCAAGCCATGCAGCGAAGTCCACCCACGACAGTCGCGGAGTACCTACCCAGTCGAGTCGGAGACCGTCTCGGACAAGATCGCCTCGGATGGCCCCCTCATGCTCGTCGACAAGCTCAAGGAGGCCGCTAGTTCCCCCAGGCCAGGAGCGCTCGCTTCCAGCCATGCAATCTCAAGTGAACGGATCTCCGGCTGCGACAACAGACCCATCGCGTACACCGCAGCCGTCTCACCCATCAGCTCGAGGATGCGACTGAGCTGTTCAGCCGGGTCAACCTGGCGGGCTTCGCGCATCACCGTCAACGGGACGAACTGCATCAATGGCATGGAGAACTTGGAACGTTGCCACCACTTGCGTCGGGGAACCGTGAACGGGAAACGGTTCCCCGACGACTTCGGGTCAGCGTCAGGCACTCGGAACATGCGTTAGGAGGCGAACTTCGTCAGGTACCAGTACGCCTTGTTGCCCGACGAGTCGGGGAGCGCGATCAGATTCACCGGGAACCCGACAGCCTGCCCGTCAACGAACGTGATCGTCACCTGACCGTCGATGACCGCATTCGGGACGACGATGCGGATGGCGGTGTCACCATCGAGCATGTCGAACACGTAGGCGCGCGCGGGGAGGGTGTCACCGTTGATCGTGACCTTCTGCCCACCGTAAGCGTCAGAGAACGCAACGGCAGACTGGCCGAAGACCTCTTTGAGTACGTCAGCCGTGAGTTCGAGGAACGACCAACCGTAGGTGAGGTCATCGGTGGTGCGGATCACCTTCACGGGGTCGCCGCCCCATGCACGAATCGTGGTGACCGTGCCGCCCTTGGTTTGGGTCAGGCCGGCGTCACCGACATAACCCATCCCGACGAGGGAGGCGTGAACGGCAGCGGTCGAGTCGGTGGGGAGGGTCGCGGTCGTGGCACCTGCGTACACACCACCGGTAGCCTTCGGCTTACCGACCGCCACATTGGCAGTGTTAGGGGTTCCCATGAGTTTCCTCCGTTAGTTGATTGCAGTGCCGCGGAAGCCGATTTGCGCGGTCCACGTGTATCGGGCGTAACTTGCCGCCGAGTCAGGGTCAGGGTTGTTCGCGGGGGCCGCGAGTTCCTGCGGCTCATACGTCTGATAGGTGGTGCCCTGGTAGGTGATTTGGTCGGCGGCGAGGATGATGCCGCGCACCAGTTGCGCCAGGTTTGCCGCGACGGCTTCGGTAGTCGCCCACGCCTCAAACGTGACCCGGGCGTTGTCGACGACGAAAACGGCGTTGCCACCGGTCCTGCGTACGGTGACGAACTTGTTCGCGTTGGTGGTCTTGGTCGAGGCCCGCGCCGTCTCGCTGAACGCCGTCAACTGGGCGTTCAAGTAGGAGACGATGACCGCTTCGACGTCAGGGAATCGGATGACCTGCACGCGGCACCCCCACTAGATATCGAGCGACTGTTCGAGGACGTGTTCTCTCGCCTGACGGCGACGGGCCTCGAAAGTGGCGGTGCGGACAGACCCACGGGGGACCTGCCGCTGACCAGAACGTTCCTCAAGCTCGGCTTCGAAACCTGGACCGGCGTTCTCCTGAACTCGATCGAGGATGTCTTGCATTGCCGCAACCACGGACGGGTCGCGCATGAGATCCCTGTAGCCGGTGCGAACGTGGTAGTCGATGTTGACGATGGTCACAACGTCACTCTCCGCAGCATGATCTCGTCGTGTCGGGCGACCCCGGTGGGCGACGGGTGCGACTGTGGGGGCTCCGCTACCTCCCACACGACGGCAGAAGGCGACACCATGCGATCCAGATAGTTCACATCCGAGCCGTAAGGAGCCAGCAGCCGGTTCCGCACATCGGATTGGAACCGGTTCTCCATCAACTCGTCAGATGACAACGGCTGAAGCCGACACCCCACGATCGAAGCCGTCGACAACGTGCCAGCCCAGTTCGGGGCCATGTTTCCGCGCCCGTCGTCTGCGAGCGGAGCCCGTTGACGAGTCCACGTTTCGTCATAGAAGGACCGGACCATCAGAACCTCGTCTGCGACGGAGCCAGAGGGCCCGGACGATCCGCGCGCATCACGATCAGCCCCGGCCGCACCGGGAACATGCGTGCAAGGGACTTCAATTCCCCCGTTGTCAGGTCCGAGATGCCTGAGTATGAGTCGAAGCCGTAGGTGACAGACTCGGACCCGCCCGTTTCCTGCTGCGCACCAGCACTCACCGCGGCAAGAGTGTTCGCCATCCGCGACGCGACGGCGCAAACGAACTCGGTCAACCCGTCCGACAGGGACGAGGCACCACCCGTGTAAACGATCGACAGGTTCCCCGAATAGGCGGGGGCCTCGAGGATGCCACCGCCACGCAGCACCCACTCATCAGCCGTCAGAAGAGAAGTGTTCGCCGTGTCCTCGACGTCGGTCACCGATGTGATTGCCGTCACTGGAAGGTTGGGCAACTGAACCGAGGGACCCCGCCCGACGACCGTGAACGTACCCGAGTCGAGCGAGTACCCGCGAGCCGCCGCGAACGTCCGCACACGGGCAGACGCCCGCGCGAAGTACCCGGAAGCGATGGTGCCGTACCCGAACGCCGTAGCGTCAGCCTGGTCGGCAAGTGATGTCAACGGCATAGCGCCTCCACTGCGTCGCACCAGGCTTCCGCCTCGGCTTCATGTCTTTCCGCTTGAACCTGAGCCCGCTGCAAAGCGACCCCAGAAAACTCATCCCACGCACCCAAGATCGTGCGTATGCCCTGCACCCACGTATGCGTCTGATCTCTCAGAGCCCAAGTGCCAACCCCCTGCATGTTCTCGATCAGCCCCGGCAACGGTTGAGCGATCACGGGGATACCGTGCGACATCGCCTCAGAGGCGACCATCGACCAGGACTCAGTAGCAGACGGAACCATGAGCACAGCCGTCTCTGCCCAAACCTGCTCGGCCATAGCATCCGGGCGAACTTGCTCAATGACCTTCACGTTCCGCGGCAACCTACCCCGCGGGCGCGACTGCTTCCCGTAGCCACCTTTGACACCCAGGAAGTCAACGTCGGGCATCATCTTCACGAGATCCCAGAACGGGCCAATCTTGGACGTCTGCTCCATATTGATGATGGTCACCCGCGACCCGTGCCGCGGTTCGGCGGGGAGCGACAGAGGCGGATGTACGACCAGCCCGCCTGCGCGCAGCTCCTTCAGCATCGTCGTCGAGTTGACGGTGACAAGATGAGGGCGGACGTTGTAGAGGCCCATCTGAACGCCAACCCTGGAGTTGTGGCAGACGGCCACCTTGGGCCCAGACCAACCTTCAACCGAGCCCTCATAGAACTCCGCGTGGTAGACCAGCACGTCACCCGCTGGCAGGGTGTGAAACTTCCCGCGTGGGAGAGAACCACCCGTAACGGTGATCCCCTCCCACGACCAGGGAGCGTCCCCTTCCCTGACAACCACTTCCACCTCATGCCCACGCGAAGCGAGCCGTTTCAGCAGAGAGTGAGTCATCAGCTCCGAGCCGATGAACCGATGGGGTGGGTACGAGAGTAGAGACGCAACCACCCGCATCGGATCACCTGGCCTTAGGAGAGGAAGGAGCTGAAGGCGTTCTGAGTCGTGCCACCCGACACGAACGACGCCACCGCGTGCTGCCGGATGACCTTCGACCCGTACACGTTGAGGCCACGCACGATGTCAGCGAACTTCGTCTGGTGACGGAGCGCCTCAACCTTGCTGATCTGCGACACGAACGCAGCGCCGGCATCCTGGTACGCCACAAACGTGGGCGTACCGCTGGTGCCGAGCAGCGGGGTCTCGAGAATGGTGAAGCCCCACGCCTCCGCGATCTGACCGTTGCGGAGTTCGTTCGAACCGCCCGCAAGGGCAACATCCGAAAGACCATCCACGAGGTACTGTGCGAAGTCCGGGTTGACCGCGAGGTAGCGGCCCTGGTTCGGGATCTTCTTCGTGTTGAGGAACGTGCGAGCCTTCAGAATCGCAGCCTTCGCCGTGGCGTAGGTCGTGATCGAAGCGGGAGACGCGCCGGTCACGTTGAGCGACCACGACTGGGTGAGCATGTTCGACAGAAGCGCCGACTCGGCGTCCTCCGCGAGCGCACGGCCAGCAGCGACCGTGTAAGGCTCCATCGAACCAGCGGCCTGAACCTCGTCGATGTCGTCGACGATGAACGAGAACGCCTTCTCCTGGTCGATGTTGAGGTCCTGGCCGTCATCGTTCAGCGCCTCAGCGGTGATCGACCGGGAGGCACCCGCGTAGTCGACGATCGTCGGCGTCACAGCACCGGTGATCTTGACCGTGTTGCCACGCTGAACCTCACCGGTGTACTTGCCGGAGACGGTCGGAATGACGATCTGGTTGGCGAAATACTCGGTCTCGAGCGACGCCGACCAGATGTCGGGAATGAAGTTGTCGATAGCCATGAGCGGCTACCCCTTTCGTTAGGGTTTGACCCCCATGAGCGAGTCGAGTTGGCCGGCCTTGCGGGCGGTTTCGATCTGCGCGGGCGTCATGGACTTGAGCTGGTCACGGGACGTGATCTGCTTCGTCTGACCCACCGGTTCGCCCTGCTTCCCCTGACCCTCAGAGGAGGGCGCGGTGCCGGGTTTGGTGCTCTTGAGATCCGCAAGAAGTTCGTCAGCGTCAGCCTCGAGGTCTTCTCGAGTCGCACCGACGAGACGCTTCGCCTGAGATGGGGTCAGCCCCTTTTCGAGCGCAACCGACGCGCGAATTGCGGACAGCTCCGTCTCAAGTGCCTTCTTCTCTGCGGCATCTGCGCGAGCCTGAGCCTTCTCAAGCTCCGACTTCTGCGACTCCTCAAGTTCGGCCAACTTCTGAGCAGCGGGGCGCAACGCCTTGGCTTCCGCCTCGTTCTTACGAGACAGCGCCTTCCACTTCTCTGCTTCGGCCTTGTAGTCGACAACCGTTTCGGTGGTCTCCTGCTCCGGGGCGACCGTTTCGGTTTCCTCGGCGGTGGTGGTTTCAGACATGGATGTATCCCGTTTCGGGTAGAGGTCATCCCGACGTTTCGAGGGGATGCAGCCCACCCGAACTGGGTGGGAAGTCATCGAACACATGTTCGCAAGTCGCCACTCTGCGAGATCGAAAATGTGGGGTGATGCTAGGAGGTCAACCCGGGGGGAAAGTCGCTCAGAATGGCGCACAAGGCCGCGTGAGACCATGCCAAACGGTCAGCATCGAACTAACGTTCGACGATCTAGGCTGCAACGTCGCCCGGGCCGGTGAACTTATCCGACCGCCACGAAAGGGTCGGCCCCCACTCGCCGTGCTCGCGCGTCACAAGCAGCTCCGTGTAGTCGGACAGCGGACGCCCACCGGAATCAGTCTTGCCAAGCCCAAGATCACGAGCGCCGCGTTCACCCACGCCAAGTTCCTCAGCGATCGTCCCGTGAACCTGCTCGAGCAACTCCGAGTCGATAACCTGGCCCGGGTCGAAGTCGGCGTTGACTGCTTCGACGCCGCAGTCGCACCCCGGATGAATTGGCATGAGGTCACGCTTGTGGTAGCGCTGCGTGGAAGCGATCGAGCACATGGCGCAGTTCTCCGAACCTGACAGCACGCGCCGGTAGTAGGTGAACCCGCTGTTAGCCAGTGAAGCGCGAGCCTGCACCGTGCGCGCCAACTGCATGTCCGTCGCCGCCAACTCCGCCAACCGCCGACCACCGGAAAGGACTGACTCGGTAAGCGACAAACCTTGCGCGAGAGCGGTGTAGACCGTGACGGCGGGACGCCGATATTCGACAGCCTGATCAACCTTCCGGGCGGACAGGATTTCATCACGAGCAACCGCCCCGCCCAGATACTCGGCGGTTGCTCGCGCCTGGGCGATCTGTCCTGCCTGAACCTTCGGCACGGCGACGCGCACGAACTTGTCGACGCTGCGGTCTCTATAGTCGGGAAGACCGTTCCACATAGCGGCCAGCTGGTTCAGCACAACGCCTCGAATCAAGGCGCTACGCCGCTGATAGTCAGGCAGCGACAGGGGCACTCTGCGGACCAGTCTGCTGAGGCTGAGCGGCAGCAACCGCCAACTGGGCCGACAGCTGCTCCTCCTCACGCTCTGTCTGCATCGCATCGACCTTCTCCGACGAGAATCCGAGAATGTCGATCATGATGGTCCGCCACGGGACCCCCGCCGTCTGAGCCTTCACGGCCGCGTCATACCGTTCAGCAGTCGACGCATGAGTCGGATCCGCGAAGGACACATCTACGGTGTCGGAGAAGTCCGGTTCGACCACACGCAGCGCATTTGTCAGCACCGACGCCAGAGGCGGCTTCACTCGACCGATCCGATCCCGGGCCTTCATCACCAGACCCTCTTTCGCGAACTCCGACCCCTCAGCCGACTGGTTCTGCCCATCAGGGACCAGCATCGACATCGGGGTACGAGTCACGGCCGAGAAGTCTCGAATGTCGTCCTTCTCGGCTTGCAGCATCGCCATGATCGACTGAGCCGACTCCTGCGACTCCCAAATCTTCGTGTCCGCAGGAAGGTCCCACAGCGCCCCCGGTGCCGGCGCGAAGATGGCTGCATAGTCGATCGGTTCCTGGGTCTCAGGGTCAACCTTCGGCAGACCACCCTCAATCGCACGCTGCCGGAACGCCTGATACGCCGACGTCACCAACCGGTCCAACATGCCCTTGTTGATCCGGTCAAGAATGTCTGTGTGGTACTCGAACTCGCCCGCCGAGTCGTAGTTCTCGAACACGGTGATCGGCTCACCCGTGAACGGTTCAGCATCCCCGACCGGCACCCAGTTTCCTGAAGCCTTCGCTACGAGCTTCTTCGGACGCCCAGACCACATGGGACGCTCGAACTTCTGCCGAAGGCCGGGTTCGACCGCCCACACGTACGCATAGTCAGTCTCGAGGTCTTCGTCACGCCAAACCTTGATCCCCGCACGAGCCACCCACGGCCGCAACGGATCAGTCGCCGCGTACATGTACTCCGGCTTCTCCGAAGTGACCACCGGACGCCCGAACGAATCCCGACCAACAACCATGTAGCCGATCGACACGGTAAGCATGTCCCGCAGCGTGTCTGCGAACGCAACATCCATCCGGTTCTCACGCCACACCTCACGCGCCCGGTCGTCATCGCCAGGAGCAGTCCCGACAGTGATGCCGTTCGGAATCATCCGCTCAGCGAGCGCAGAGACCGCCAAGTCGGCGAAGTTCGTTCGTGCCTTCTTCTGAAACGCAGACCACGAGGCGCGAATGTTCGGGCCAGCTTCCGGCAACGGTGCATCACCGTTCACATACGAACGCAGAAGGTCAATGCGAGGACGGCGCGCATCTAGGCGCTTCGCCAGAATCGGAAGCCACTCCTCCGGAGCCACAAGTGCAGCCATGCGGATGCCTCCTAGTAGATGCGGCGCGGAACCCCCGCACGAGCCAAACCAATGCCCTTACCCAGCGCGTCGAGACGAGCCATGAAAGCGAGCATCGACGCATAGGTAGCGTCGATCTTCGCCAGATAGTTGTCGTTCGGCTTCCGCAGAACGATTCCCGAACGCACCGACTGACGCCGCGCGTTGAGGAAGTGACGAGTCATGTCGTATGACTCGTCGTAGGTGATCTCACCGTTCACGATCGCACCATGCAGGGCCTCGAACCCGGCGACCACCTTGGAGATCGACCTGACGTTGAATGCGATCGGATTGTCGCGGGTGATTCGAACCTTCAACGCCTTATTGTGCGCCGCTTCCCACTGAGCAACACGCCCATCCCAAAGCGTCGGATCGGCATAAAAGCCGACCACGTTGTACTTCCGGAATGCCTCAGCGACCGCAGCTTCAACCTCAAGCTCCGGAACCCGCCAACCCTTCGCGGACGGACCCTCAGGGGCTTCCCACACACCAATCTTGAACAGGTGCCCATCGGAAACACGACAGCCGACGAGCGCCGTAGCGTCCGGCTTAGTCTTCGTGCGACCGCGAGAACCGTCGAACCCGAGCGTTATCGGATCAGAGCGACCCACGATCTTGTCAGGGTCAGCGACCGCCTTCAGCTCCGGCTGCGACAACCACGCATCCCCTGCATGAGTGATCTGGTTCAAGAAGTCCGCCCGCATAACCTGCGGGTCGTTCGCCGTGTCCCAAAAGTCGAGGGCGATACGGTGAATCGGCGACCACGCTGGAGGACAAGCGGGGGCGTGGATCACGCACCCGTCGACATGATCCGACGAGTCCCCGTACGCCACCCGCAGCCCCGCTACGAGGGATTCCATCTCGGCCGGGTCAGTGTCAGGTGGTGCCTCACGATGCTCGTACAAGATCGACTTGGACTTGGCCTTGCCGTCGAGAATCGAGAACCAGTACTTGGCTGATGTCTCCGCGACCGACTCCTCGCCGGGTGTGTAAGCGTTCGGCGACTCAATCGTTACCCCGCCAAGCTTCGTCGCGTTGTTGCGGAGCTTCTGCGCGAAGTTGGGTCCCCCATTCGAGGCGACCCATTCCTCCGTCTGATCCATAATGGCGCAGACCGCTCGAGCACCCTTCACCGCGCGGGCGCTCGAGGTGCGAACCTCAATCTTGCCGCGGGGAAGGTTCACGAACGAGTCGAAGACCTCAATGCCGGCGAACTCGGGATCGTCCATGATCGGCCCGTTTTGCAGCATCTCCTGCAAGGGCGTCCAGGTGTTGCCCGTCTGATCCTCGTTGACAGCAGTCACCAGAACCAGGGGAGTGCGAACCTTCGACCAAGCCTTCCCGACCGGTTGTCCGTCATCGTCCCAGTAGTCGAAGACGACATCGAACAAGCCCTCAGCGATTGCAATGGCCGCAAGGAACGGTGACTTACCCCAACCACGGGGCCGCGACAACACCGCACGGTGCTTCACACGAGCACCCGTCACCGGATCCAACTCGTACAAGCGGATCAGGAACTCAAACTGCTCCCGCGTCAACCGAAACGGCTGAGGATCATCTGCACTGTCGTCGGGAGAAGCAAGCAGATCCTCCATCTGCTGCGCCACACGACGACCCAATGTCGGAAACGCATCACGACCGTTAGGACGCCACATCAGGGTCCATCGACTCAACAGTCAACTCGTCGAACCGTGACGTCGAAGACGCGACCTTCCGCGACGTATCAATTTCAGCCTCAGTCGCCTGAGCAAACTGAATCCGCAGCCGCGCACGATCCTCCGGCGTGAACCCGTACTTCGCCTCACGCAACCGCAACTCCGGAGCATGCTTCAACTGCCCCGACCAGAAGTCCGCATGCAGAAGCGCCGTATCCAACAGATACGACCAGTCCATCTCCGTGAACTCAGCCTTCAACGGATGCCACTGAAGCATCGCCCACCACGCACGAGTCGCAGCCGGCCAAACGAACGGACGCGACACCTCAACGCCGTCAACCTCATCCGTGTACTCGAACTCAGGAAGATCAGGCTGTTCAGCAACTATCGCCGGCACGACACGGAGCGCAACGACATCAGCATTACGCCGAGCCCGCCTCTGCGGA